ATATCTTGTAATGTTGAACCATCTGGAAATACTATATCCGTCATTTAATCACCTACCTCATATATTAGTCAGATTGTATAAATACTTGACCCCAAACATTAGCCTGAAGCCTTGCAGGTTGATCACTTAATAATTGTATAACATGTTTACCAGTTGTTTGGATATGTGGGGTTATATCTATTTCTAATTGATCAGTTGTCCAAGGGCCACCGAGTTCAGCAGTTTTATCTACACTATCGATTTCAATAGATATGGAAGGACTATTATCAGAATCCTCCATTATACCAAACTCAGCCTCATGATCGTGAAAACTACCTGAAGCAGATGCTACTATATCTTCATCTTTAGTACTCGTTGCAGTACCACCAGCGCCACCAAACGCTTCTAATTGTCCACTTCCTTTAATTGTAGTCCCCATTAAATACACATTATTGGTATCATCCCATGGAGTAAATATAGTCAGATTGTGTTCATGCCCGGGTATAGTAACATTATGATTGTGGCTAGATTCTCCACTGGTCGTAGCAACAAATGCTCTGTATCTTTCTAAATCGAAACTGATATAGAAAGCATTTATTGCCTTGGTTTTTGCGGGTATGGCTATATTCATTTTCAATGGGAAGCCATTTTGCACATTATCCATATTGGAGAAATTCAAGGGCACTGTTTGCCCTTGCATATAACCACCATTGACTTTTAAATCTCTGCGAATATTTTGAAGTTCTGTTGATAACCTAGGTATTGTATTAGTTATATCTAAAGTTGTGTAGATTGTTCCAATAGTGGATTTTTTAATTCTATAAGAACCATTTATACCTGTGTTTTCATTGTAAAGTGTTACACTGTCACCAATTTCTAAATCTAGATTATACCATTCCCATGTAGATATTTTGCATGGGATTTCTTCGATAGGTTCAGCATGAGCATCAGCATATTCTTGCATCTCATCATCTAATGCTGTTTGTTCCTGAAACTTTCTATCTATTACTACTATTTCTCTTTCACCATAAGTAGTAACACTATCTGCATTTGTTTTTATGGATGATGTTTGATTTATCCCATCACCATAACCTAGCCCATATGCAGTGTTCTGAATCTCGCTATAATCTATTTCTCTCTCGACCTCTTCAGTAAAATTCAATACTCCTTTATCACTACCTCTCTGTTGTGCAATATGAACACCATCAGAGATGTCAATCCAGAAATCATTAGAATATGTCTTTTCATTAACAGTATATTTACATGCCTTTGCTATTGCAGAAATCCATTGTAGTTTTGTTTCATATTCCCCTCTTAAAGAAATAAGAGTGGATGGGCATTCTGCAATAGTATAACTAGTACCATCTAGAACATATCCTAAAATAGTATTAGCAGCAATATTATCGAATTGGACTCTTCTTATATCGTATTGGTCTTGGTCTCTGCTAAAAAATTGATAATGAAGTTCAATATATTTAGAATAACCATCTATCTCTATAGTGGTTATATTATAGCGTATTTTACCATAATTTATTTTTCCTTCAAATATTTTTATATCATTCCTATAAATATAAAGAATACTGTCAATATTATCACTAATTATATTTCTATTTTGAACTGTATTAGAAAACACAGCATTAAATTGTGTTACCTGATTTAATTCTTTTGAGAATGTTATATCAACTAGCCCTAATTTTTCTGTGCCCAAATATGCTTGATAATGCATTAAAGTCTCACATCCCTACTCTTTTTAGCAATACTGAATTCTACGCCAGAAATAATTTTATCTATATCTGCATCATCTCTGACAACATTTTCCTTAACAATGATATTATAGACATCTTGACTTGTATAACCACTACCATTGCCACCTTTATCTTTATTTAATACGGCAGGGTCAGACATATTTTTAAATGCCCCATTAATCATATCCATACTGTCATATATGCCATCAGCAAATGATTCAACTAGATTTGGCCCCCAATCCATTACATATCTACCCGGGCCTTCTTCAGTAGGGCTTTGGAAACCTATATAATCACTCACAATGGATGCTGCATCAGCAACACTAGTTTTTAAATCGTTGTATTTGGATTTAATTCCATCGATGAAATTATCTATAAGATTTTCACCCCACTCTTTAGCATCATTTGCTGCTTGGGTCAGATTTTCTATAATTCTATCTTTGATATGGACAAATATCTCAATGATTTTATCAGCAAACACTTTAATAGATTGTTTCATTATATTTGAAGCATTTTCACCTATATCTATTAAAGTGTCAAATGCTCCTTTCCAATCACCAGTGATGATTTGTGCTGCAAGTTTAATTGTATCTAGTATTATATTTATACTGCTAGATATAATCTCCTCGGCATAAGGCCATACCCATTCAAATATGCCTATAAGTCTTTGCATGTTGTCCCACATATGATCAAAAATAACTGTTACGGCTTCCATAATGAGAGTTCCATTCTCATCCCACCATTCAGTTATTTTATCAAATTGGGATATTAAAAATTCAGTTATTTCGGAAACTAATGGTGTAATAGTAGAGTTAATCTCTTCCCAATTTTCCATTACATATTTACCTGCAAGCACTAATGCGCCTATCGCTACTGTGACTGGATTTATCAATGGTGCAAGGGTTGTAAATATGGCAGCAGCAGATGCAATTACTGCAACGAATTTAGTTATTTCTGGATGTTCATCTATAAATTTTAAAAACTCTGCTACTATTTCAGTAGTTTTATTTATAGCATCTGTAAATGCTTGCGATTTTATTTCACCACTTGAAAATACATCTATAACATCTGTAAATATACCAACTATACTCCCGATAATAGTTTTTAGATTATCAAAACTTGGATACAAATCTGAAATTATATTTTTGATTTTATTTAATACTGGCCCAATACTGCTTATCAAATCACCTATGGCAGGCTTTACCTGTTCAAATAAATCGATCATATAGGGTATGACTTCATCTTTGATAACATCTCTTATTTCCAATAAAGTAGGAATTAAATTGTGATATTGTTCAATAATGTGTTCCATTACCTTATCAGTTATAGACATTATCTTATCATTTATACTACCCCACTCATCTTCAAAATATTTTCCCGCTATTAATAAAGCACCCAATGCCATTATAACGGGATTTATGGCCGCAATTAAAAATGAGAACGCTGTTACAGCAGACATTATTACTGCTACGAATTTGGTAAATTCTGGATGCTGATCTATCCATCCAAAAAATCCTGCCATAGCATCAGTTACAGTATTTATACTATTAGCAAATCCTCTAAATGAAGAGACACCATCAGGAAGTATATCTAATATATCGTTAAATATACCCTTTAAACTACCGATGATAGATATTAAAGATTTATATGATGGTATTAAATAATTCAATGCATTGTTCATTTTTGCAAATGTAGGGTCTAGTTTATCACTGATAGTCAAAACTATATCCCTAAGATACATATTTACATCTATTAAAGTTGGTTCAAATTTTTCTCCTATTTCAATTTTAAGATTTTCAATAGCAGATTTTAATAGAATTGAAGAACCATGTAAAGTATCTAGTTGCTTTTCTGCCATATCCTTAGCAGCGCCGCCAGAATCTCTTATCTTTTCTTCGAGTTCTTCAAATTTAGGGATGCTCTTTAATACTGCCATCATACCCGGGGCTGCTTCTTTACCAAACAGAACCATTGCTTGAGTTGTTGTAATATTGGCATCTGCTAAATTATGGAAAATTTCTGTCATCGAATTTAATTCAGGATTTAAATCGCCAACAGTAAGCCCCATTTCCTCAATAACATCTCTAGATTTTCTGGTAGGGGCAGAGAGACGACCCAATGACATACGAAGAGAACGGCCTGCCTGTTCTCCACGAAGACCATTATTATACATGATACCAAGAGCAGCAGATACAGTTTCTATATCTTCTCCAAACTGGTCAGCGATAGTACCAGTGTATTTCATCGAAAGACCAATCTTTTCAAGAGTTGCTTTAGAATTACTAATAGTTGCGGCAAATACATTGGCAACTCTTAAACTATCACTCATTTCTAAACTAAACTGGCCCAATGAGGCAGTTACATGTTCTGTTGTTCGAGTCAAATCTTCCTGTGTGGCAGCAGCGAGATTAAGAATTGGTTCAAGGTCATCAGCCGCCATATCAGTTACATTATAACCCATAGACGCAACATCATAAAGAGCACTAGCAGCCTCTTGAGCAGAGAATACAGTTGTTGCACCTAGCGTTTTTGAAATTTCTACAATGTTACCTTTGGTATCTTCAAAAGCTTGACCCATAGTCCCTGTGACAGATGCAGCATTGGCTACCTCTTGCTCATATTCTTGAAATGTTTTTATAGATGTTGCAAGCCCTAGAGTAGCAACACCAGCAGCCGCAGAGCCTACCGTAGCAAATGCACCCACCATTAACATACTTCCACGCCTTACAGCAGCAGCAGTTGTCATAACTTTAGCACTTAAAGTAGTTAAACCAGCCTCAACTGCTGCTATACCCGCAATGGCTCTTTTAATATCAGCACCAATTTTAATTACTGCATCTTCGCCAACCATGATTATAATCTCCCAATTAATTCTCTGGATGAATTAGATTCGACTAATGCTTGATGTGCCAAATCTTTTGGGAAATTCTTATTTGGAGATGAAATTGGTAACCACACCACATAGTCAACATAAATGTTATTTGAAGTTGTAGTATTTTTAAGAAGTTCAAGGCTTAATACGTCACCTTCAACTGCTTCTGTAAATGTAACATCAAATATATAATATTCCCATCCCAATGATAAAGTTTTATTTTCTGTAGCAAAAATACTTGCTTCAGTTTTATTCCTAATATTCATAGTAAGGTCATCAGTCACAGCACTATCCTGTTTAGCCCTAACTACTAATTTATATGTACCCAATGGTAAATCAGTACCTAAACCAAAATAATTGTAACACATTTCATCCTGCGCATCGAATTTAACAGCACTGCCACCGCTAGCATCACTACCAGAATATAATGATGCACCATTAGCAGTAGTCATATCCTCACATTCAATATAAATGTTGGAATTATCGAGTGCTATACCGCCAGAAAATACTGTTGTGTCAGTAGTATTATAATCTTCGGAATATAATACATTGTCATCTAAATTAGATGTGACTGTCAATTGTTTAGGTGAAACAGATAACCTTATGCCTGTAGTCTCATTACCACCGATGTAAATAGCATAATTATCATTATCGAAAGTTTGTGAAATATTTCCTGTACCATCCATTTGGCTATCTATAAATGGTGTAGTATTATCAGGTATGTATTTAAATCGACTATTAATACTACTATATAAATTATTGACTCCTGAATAATCATTCTTTATAAGTGGGTTACCCCGTTTCATAGTCAACACAGCATCATATAGATTATTATTTCTTACTATAATCTTATCTAAATCAAAAGATTCTATAATAGGTTTACTTATAGGGTAACTTTGTTTCAATTCTGCTGTTGTACGTGGTTCTCCTTTACCCGTATCAGATTGTCCAGAGGTTTCTGTATCATAATAGGAGTTTGATATTGTTCCTAATCCATCAAAGCGTCCGACCAACCCACCTACGTCACTTGATGCAGATACAGTACCTATAGAGTAACAATTTTGAATTGTTGTATCTACTCTTTCCACCAGTCCGACTGCACCCCCTGCCCTATCTGTCATGGTAACGTCTGCATCTGAATGCGAATTTTTTAAAACAGCACCATCCAACATATATCCTATTAATCCGCCACCAGTAAAACCCGAACTATTACCACTCACACTTCCGGTACTACTACATTGTTCCACTATACTATCATTTACAGCACCTGAAATTAACCCAGAATATCTTTGTAATCCAGTAATTGTGCCGGATACATGACAATTTTTTATTAATCCTTGTGCGATAGTTTCCCCCACCATTCCTACTCGTGATAATGCTGTAATATCTAGTCCAGTCATTGTTACGTTCTGTAGAGTTCCACGTAGTCTTTTAAATAACCCAACCCAGTCTTCTGTTGGTCTATTAATATACAAATTTGAGATTGTGTGTCCGTTTCCATCGAATGTTCCTGTGAAAATATAAATTGGGTCAAATCCTGCGTATTCGTTACTATATACTTCTGTATATACCTGTATGACTTCCGGCATCTCTGCACCAGTTGTACCCAATGATACCTTAATGTACAGATAATTTGCACTCAAGTCGTCATTAACGGCAGTTCCGGGAATACTGTCACCGGAAGTAACGGCTGTATAACTTGCTGGTTCGGTTGTTTCGTCACCTAATCCTGCTTCAACAGTTACGGAAGTATCTGTAGGTGTGATAGCATCAAAACTTATTTTACTGTTTGCTAAATCCCTAATGTCTGTAAGATTCCATTTCTGTAACCATGTACCTGATGTCTGTCCTGTATCTAATGTCAAGTTATCTTCTGCATTAACTATGGTATTTGTCTTTGTGCCTGAATCCCATTCGGTAGCATCATTGACTTTGTCTACCATTGCATACAGATTCCATTCCTGTGTTATACTTGCGTCAATGTCGGCAGTAAGTTTGTAACTTGCAGTCAAATCATATCTGATTGCATTGAGTTCAGACAATGTACCTATCTCTATTACACCTTCGTCATCTGTCTCCAAATCTGGATAGAATACTCTTAGTGCTGGATAACCATCCATTGTCCAAACTGTATCAAAATCCCAATCAGCAAAGGTTTCCTGAGTCTGCATTTCTGCTGTTGTACGTGGTTCTCCTTTACCCGTATCAGATTGTCCAGAGGTTTCTGTATCATAGTAGGAATTTATAATAATTGGGTTATCACGAGTATGACCTATTAATCCACCTATAAAATCGGGTGTACCTGTATGTGATACTTCGCCAACTGAATAACAATTTTCAAGAATTGTATTGGGATAGTCTAACCAACCAATAAGTCCACCTACATAATCACCAGTTCCTATAACAGTAGCACTCGATGAACAATTACGTACAATTGAACCATTCAAAACATAGCCTATCAAACCACCAATACGACTGCCACCGATAGTTCCAGATGATGAACATTGATATACCTGTCCACCACTTCTTACTGTACCTGCAAGAATCCCGACATACTTTCCACGAGTAATATTTGCACCGATTATTTGTGTGTTTGATAGTGTTCCTTCTACTACTCTAAATAACCCAGATGAGTTTTCTATTGATCTATTAATATAAAGATTTGAGATTGTGTGTCCGTTTCCATCGAATGTTCCTGTGAAATTGCCCATCGGCTCAAATCCTGCACCACTATTCCATGTACTTGTATCAGAAGCATCTATATCATTCACAAGCACATAATCAGCAGTAAGGTCATTCCGAACTGCATCAAGTTCTGCTAATGTACTTATCTCAATTGCTACCATTATACAAGCACCTCATTATCTCTATCAATCAATGCCTGTTCTAACCTTGCTTTCTCGTCTGCAAGCCAATCAGTAGGGTCAGTCTCAAGATGCCTTTTCATGTCTTGTAAATGCTGATACATAGTTTTATTACCAGATTTTTTAGGAGCACTATTAGGAATTTTTGAACATGCTAAAATTAATTCATCAATTTTATCATTCACTACTTTGGTAGGGTTATTATCAATCTCATAAATTTCGTCTTCAATTGTCATATTATCACCATTTAATTACGCAACTTTGGATATTCGTCATCATTCCCTGAAATCCACACATTATCAAAATCCCATCCCACATATGTAGAGATATTATAATTTTTGGATATTGTAACCCAATCAGAAATATCATTATTCCAATAAGAAAATTCAGGATAATTTGAATTTTCAATAAATTTTGCTCTTATTATACCGTTTTCTATTACAACATCACCATCAAACGAGTGTGTAGTATTATACACACGTTCCCACAAAGTTTCATCTGTTTCCCCTTGGGTCATAGTATCATAAATCTTGCATTCACCTACATCACTTTCTACACTATCTATATCAAATTCTACTGCACTATTATCATTACTTTTAACAAGTGTCATAGTGCCATCTAAAGCAGAACGTGAAATAGTTGTAAGGGATGTACTATAAGATGCGCCAATTGGTAGTGGGATATAATTATCAGCACCATCTATACCTAAAGTTATACTATAATCATTAGTCATAACACTGGCACTGGTAGTAAGTCTTGGCTTATATTTTTTATTTGATAAAAAATATCCAGAAATAGAATAATCTCTTGATAAAGGCATATCTGCATCATTTGGAACAGATACTCTTGTTATAGAAAGCCATCCGCTATTATTTTGATAATTATGAATATAATTGAAAGCAGATTCTTTGCCTGTTAAAGATTCAATATCGTCTGCGTAATCATTAGCAGATTTTGGAGAATTAGATGTTCTGATGACTGTGCCTGAAATTTCAGCCGAAGTTATCGGGTTGGGAAATTCTGCAAAATGTGGAGGCACTGTATGGTCAATATGTCTAACTATCTCTACTTTGCGATCACCATTATCAACATTAAAATTAGAGACATATGGAATCCATACATCTCCTATAAACATACCCATTTTATTCACCCATCATTATTATTATACTTCGACTCTCTTCGCATGACCCAACTAAACGCTAATACATCTTCTTCATCCATTCTATCCATCTCTGGCTTAGATATTTTTTGATTTTTGCAAAAAGTATATTCGCCAATTCGACTATCTGTAACCTGTTTGCCACCGATTGCTAAATTTATACTTTTTACAAAATCCTTTGCTGAAGGGCATAAATTGCTTATTGTCAGTCCATCATTGTCACTTAAAGTCCCAGAAGCCCCTCTTCCTTTGAGGTCATACTTGTAGGATAGATAGCGAAAAAATCTTCAGCCGTTTTTCCTCCTAGAGATTCTTTGGATTTTTCAAAGAGATCAATAAATTCATCCGCATACATATCTTCTTTAATTTCCTGAAGTGTACTATATTCTAATCCTGTAGCTAGAATAATTGTCTGATCAATAGACAAATCCGATTTAAGATTTGATAGTTTGACAATCATGTCTGGGTCTTCAGATATTTTATCTTTTAGGAAATCGGATATACCTTTGGTTGGGTCGACTTCTGACAAATCCATCATATTAAGAAGTTCTGTAGTCATGATTCCTTTTGCTGCAACCACAGATTTATGTTTAGGTCTTTCGGTAAAAGTTATTTCGAATCCATTTATATTCATTGGTTTCATAATTATCCTCCATTAATTTTTTATGTTATAGTCAAATCCACATTTGTGGCACTGAGCGGCATTGCTATAAGGTCATCTGGGTCAAGTGCTTCATCCCAATCTCCTTCCCAAAAGATGTTAGAGAATGCAAGAGTCTTTCCACCTACAGCAAATTCAAAGTCATGTCCTGCACCATCGAGAATATCTGGAGCAACAGTCATATCATCTAGAGTCATATTAAGTGATAGACTAATGTTACGCTGTCCAAATGACCAAGCAGCAGTATTACTTTCAAGTGAAGAACCTACATCCTTTACTGGATTAGTTGAATATTCAACACCAAATGTTATACTATCAATTGTTATACCATTGGTAGTAGTATCAGCAGAATCATACTGCACACTTGAAAGATCGCCGAATTTGATAGCATCACCTGATGGAGTAGATGCATGTGTACCTGTCCCTGTTACATAATCAGTTCCACTAATACCCGTAGATTTAGCATACATTCCTTCTAGTGTTGCTTCTGCCACTGATTCTGAAGCAATTGTGCATTCATATTTATTCCAACATCCCCCACCAAGTAGTTCATATTGGTCATCAACAATGATGCCTAATCCAAGATCAAAAATGTTGTCACCTATTTCATAGGTAGTAGAATCTGGGGCACAAAGAATATATGGCAGAATTGACCAATCTGTAGGATTCATAGTTATAGTAGAAGCAAATGCTTCAGATACTTTCTGAGTTTTTGTAGATTGTAATCTATCAGCCTCACTATCATCCTTTAGATATGGAATCTTGACCGGAACCATAGTTTTCTTTACCGATGCATTGTTTATATATGCACCAAAATTTTCGAAAGTTGGGTCGGCTGGAATAGTACCAAAACTTGATTCTTCGACAAACTCTACAACTTTCTTTGTTGAACCATCGTAAGTCATTTATTACACCTCATAGGTTATATTAAGTCTAAATTTGTTTCTATATACATGTTTTCTAGTAGCAATTGTTGATAAATCCATAACTTTAGTTCCCATTATTCTATCATTTATGAAAATACCAGAACTATAAAGAGATTCATACGAATTCTCTATAGTTTCTAAAATACTTCTAGTCATGTAATCTAATGCGACCTTACCATTAATATAATTTCCACCACTACCCCGATTATCGATATTAGTAGAAAACACATTAATATTTAATCTAGCCGTTTTCATAACTACTTGACCCATATCCAAAATGAACTCATCAGTATCATCATACTTTAATGTAATCAATGGATAAGTAGCATTACTATAAAAAGGTTCAGAGTCACGCCCATCAGGAATCATCTGATTTTCATAAAAACAAGATACACTAACAGTTTCAGAATTAATTGTAAAAGTCTTAGGTATTATATCATAGATAGCCTTTTTCTGAGATTCTGTCATATACATGTGTATCAAGTCCTTCTTGATGGGAGCGAATAAAATTTTGAGTGAGTCCTTCACTCAAAGTAATATACGACTTGATATTATTTAAGTTTTACTAGAACTCAGGCCAATAAAAGGAATATACTGGCTTTCAAGTTTACCACTTTCCATATTTCCTTTAGAAACCATATTTATAAAAGTTTTAGCAGTTTCATAAAGTGCTCTTTCCTTTGCCCTAGCATCGGATGTAGAACGAATTTGTGGTATCCCTTCAGTTCCAGTAGCGGGAGTAAAATAGCCATCAGCCATTGTGCCCGCAACATCTTGAATAGGTCTATCTAAAAATGCAAGATATGCAAGATAGCCTCCTAATGCACGAATGGCTGATTCGGTTTCAGAATCAGTTACATCACTACGTTTAATATAAGAAATGTATGCAGTAGCCTGCTCAATAGCACCCTGAATAGCATTATCACTCATATCAGATTCAGGGATGTCATTGAGCGGATAAATACGAATATCTGCTACTGTTACAGTCATTTAATCACTTCTTCGTAGATGTAGTGGACTTCTTGGTTGTAGATTTTGTTTTAGATTCTTCCTTTGGTATCATATCAGCAACAGTTTCGCCTTTATCGTTATCCTTTATTTCGCCTTCTTTAGGTTTTTCAGGTTCTTCGGCTACTGGCTGTTCAAATACCGGAGCAGTCACAATTTCAACAGATGATTTAAGTTTCTTTACAACCTTTTCTGGGAAAGATACTTCTTCGCCCCTTCTATAAATCTTCTGTTTAGTCTCTTCATATTTATTGCCATACATATCAGTCTTAGTTTCGACAACTGGTTTACCAGTCTTTTTGTCAAACTCTTCGATCATAATTTTTTTGGCAGTTACTACGCATTTCAAAAATTTAACCATTTGATTATACCTCCGACTATAGATTGATTTAAAATTGATTTAAAAATATAAAAAGGTTGCCTTTGCAGGCAACTTAAATGTCGGAAAGTTTACAGAATGCCACATCATTTCTGATACGGGGCACAAGTGCTTCCATTACACGGCCAAACACATTTCCAGATTTCTCAAGTGTTTCCATGGTCATGGTTACATCCTGTGCGATTGCGAGATCAGCATACTGAGTATCAGGTGTAGCACAAAGCAGTCCAGTACCAGCAGTCATGGTTGGGGTAACATATACATTCCCACCACCAACACCTACTTCACCGGGTGTACCGTCACCAGCACCACCTCTAATCATTTCACGGACAATATCAAGTTCAGATTTGTCAGAGGTAGTTGCCCTTGGCCCTACAATCTCATTGTACTGTTCTTCGTTGAGTACGAGGTTGTATGGTGGGTAGATTTTATCAGCCATGAGGAGTTGCATAGCACCCTTCACAGCAGCGATTGCATTGCCTGCCGTACCAAAGTCCATGGTAGTACTGTAGTCGTTACCAGCGCCATCGTATAGCCCGTTATAGTCTCCCTTACCAGTTATGATAAGTTCATCTTCAAGTTCGGCAACTTTGGCTGCGGCTGCCTCAGCATTAGATGTGTCCAAAGGCTGACCAGTCCTACGTGAGGATGCAAGGTCACGGCTGTCAATTTCAAATTCCTTGTGAATGATTGGAATGTCGATCTTGGAATTCGTATATCCTACACTGTCCTGATTCTCAGTAAGTTTCATACTGAGTGCAGCTTCAGACATATCGTTCAGTTTGTTGTAATCAATCTGCTGTACACCGATTCCAAATGGAGAGCCCGGGGCAATAGCGATTAGATTACGACCTATAATCTTTTTCCTGATAACGTTTGTTACAACGTCATCATACATTGTGTACTGTTGTTCAGTAAGTGGATGTCCTGCCATTTAAATCATACTCCTTATTCTAATTTTGCCTGCTGAAGAAATTGTCTCCTCAGCCACACCTACAATCATGTCAGGTGTCATAGTGGCGTCATCGAATGCAACAACTTTTCCGTCTGCTGCGGCTGCTACACGAGCACCTTTATCTACTGCTCCAGCAGCAGTTGCTATAACATGAATGCCGGGGCCATTTATTACAGTGGCAAGGTCTCCCAATGCGTATGCTGTATCAATATCTGTGGGCTTGTAAGTTGCATAAGTCTGTTCGAATCCGAGCCATCCAACAGCATCTCCAGCAGCAGTACCAATAGCACATTCGTCATCGGCTGTACCTGCTTTTACCAGTCTGCCGGGCTTACATTCGGTTACAGTTCCAGTTACAGTGAGAACCTGAATATTAGGTGTACCACTAGCAACAACTTTATTAATTGGATTTACAAAATTTCCCATAATTTATTCCTCCGAGTAATTATTTGCTGACCCATTTGCCGTTGACAATTCCGCCAATGGTAAAGCCATCAGATTTCTTTCCTGCCTCAGGTGCAGTAAATTCACTTGCCTCAATTTCCTCTTCAGGCTCTTCTTCCTGTTCGCTTGCCTTTGCCTCTTCCTGTACAGCAATGGCACGTTTCACAGATGCATGAATAGTCTGAATAGTAGAGAGTGGCATTCCTTCTTCAGGTTCAAATTCTGTATCCCAAGCCTTAATTTCCTCAACAAGTGATGCAGCAATCTCACTGTCACGCCTATTGATTTCATCCTTAAGTTCTTTGATTTCAGAATCTTTTGCCTCAATCTCATCCTTATGTGTATCTTCAAGACTTTTCATCTTTGCTTCGAGGGCTTCATAATCAGCCTTCGCAATTACTTCGGGTTCGCTATCATTTGCCATAGAGATTTCTCCATTAGTAGTAGATTTATTTACGCTAATATTTACGGTATATTCTGGTGTACCAGATACAGTATCCCCAACTTTCGTATCGGAATATTCAAGTAGTTCATAACTGCCTTCGCCGTAATAAGTAACGTAATTGATAATTTGCCATTCAACATCTTTTTCAAATTCACCCATATCATCCCAAATGACTACTTCAGCAATTTTTATTGTGTCGCCTGCATCATTTGTTCGGGCTAAATCGTACTCAGATGATTTGATCTTTTCTTGCCTCTTTTCGCTTGCGGTAACAATCTTTTCATCAAACTGTTCTTTGGCAAGAATACCGCATCCATCTTTTGCTGGACATGCTGGCTGTTCAGGGTAAAAAATTATCCCAACTCCAGTACCATCAAAAGAGAGAATATTTCCATCATCATCACTGTCAAGTACATTTGCTTCAATGGAAACACCGGTTGGTTCACCGTCACGAATACGTTTAGCAGTTTCTTCATTATCTGCTTTAATATTCATCATAACCATTTGCGTTTCTTCATCATACCATGAAGATACAATGACACCATCATCCAATCTTCTATGATTGAGAGTAATAATCCCATCATTCCATGATTCAGCATATGTTTTAAGTGCTTCTTCTGTAAAAACATATTTTTTACCAGATGCACCAAAAGATTTACTTCCAACCTTTGCTGCTGCTATTGTAAAAATATTTTCATCTTCAGTAGCGATAATTTTTATAGGTATGGTTGATGTAACACTACCCACATTATTATCTTCAGTTATATCATCACTCCCTTCTACCTGTTCCTGTATTTCAGCACAGTATGCCTCTGGGTCTTCTTTATCCTGATTCTGCTTCACACAATTTTTAAAGTTATCGTATCCTGCAAATGGCATAGTCCTATATCCCTTTATATAACTAACCCTATATTAATCTTTCTATTTTATGTAAACTTTTATAGGTTTGTATTTAATATTGACCTTATTCTCTATATATTAAAGTAAACAGAATTATTTTATTTCTGTGTACTTTAAGCATAGGGTGTAATAAAAAAAGAAGAAAATATAACTGAGAGTTATAAGAACTTCTTCAGCGATCTATCAAACACTTTAATTGTTTCTCTTTTTTCCCTATCCCATGTAGGTTGCATGAATGGGCGAGCAGGAATATTAGCATCTGGCGCACCATGTTCATGAATTAGTGCTATTAATGACCTATTATTAGGAGCATCCTCATGCACACCTATAGTTATATATTTGCCATGATCTTTAAAATCAATTGAATCACGCATTTCACTAGTCTCAACCAATATTTTATCATTCCCTTTTCTAGATACGGTGACTGGACTTAATGCAGGCCAATTAACCATTTCTTTATCTATAGTGCGTTTCATCTCTGCTTTCAATTTTTTACCAGCCATTTCTTTTGCAAACTCTTCTCCTAATTTTAAACTTGCAGTAGTTTTGGCTAATTTAGAAAATGCCTTTGTACCTGAAAATTTAACGTTTATCATCCTCAAGTTCCCCAATTCTCTGTGAAAGTATTGCTACTTTTTGTTCAATAGGTATTTTAGAATAAAGGGCAGGGTCACCACCCTCATCTGACATTTTTTGCGCCTCTTCCTTGGTCAAGCCTCTTTCATCAGTCTGTTCACCATCACCATTTTTATCAGTGAATGGGCTTTGCTGAAAAAGATTTGGATAATACTGATTATTTGGGTCAGCAGGGTCATCTTCAGGTGCTATTGGATTAAGTCCTATGCCTTCACGCCCTTCACCAAGTCTAGCAAGACCATGTTTATATGCTGTAGTCCATGCCTCAATAAGTTCTTTTAGTTCAGCAAAGTCAGTAACATTATAATTCAGGAAAATTTCATTCCAATCTTTTTTGCTGTACTTCTTGCCTCTTGCCTCAAGGACACGTTTAACAAAATCGAAAGTGCCGATTTGTATTGCTGATAGCAATTGTAGTCCAAAAGTATTCATGAATGTTACAGTGACTTTACCAATAGCATATGATGAACTGGACTCATAGCCTAATGCTGATAAAGGAATGCCCAACCTTGTAGCAATAGACATATCTACTTTTTTCACAATGTTCATACAATCTGCATAGGTATTTTGACCGCCAACCTGTGCAATCTTAGTATTTGCATCATGTACATATCCCTGAGTTACGTCAATAGACGTATCATCCTTGTTGAGATTGACTAATCCATTCCTATAGTCTTCCAGAATACCTTCAGCATTCCTACGGGCTGCGTTAATGCGCTCTTCCATTGTGCCTGAGTATTGATTAATGTCTAATACAGCATCAAGTGGTACTGAATGGTCTGTACGAGGAACATTTTCATGTCTCCATGCTATATCATCCCTAATTGATTGATATTTCCATCGAACCATATTCTTTAATGATTCTAATGGGCTAGTGCCCCATACACCAAATGTATTGCGCCCCATAATATCTTTTGACCAATTGCCTCTATTATTAAGAGAAATATGCCATACAATATCGCCGGGGTATGATTGTGTTTCAGTCACACCCGGTCTTGTATATGATTCATTTAGCAAATATTTATCTCTACTTCTAATAACATAATTGCTTACCATTCCTTTCTGTACGCCGCTATCTATTATTGTCAGAATGTTTATTGGTACAGGATAGACTTCATCAAGATTTTTTAAAGATGTGCTTGCCCTTTTGTACAATTTTGCTGGTACTTGAACAACATCGCCATCTCTGGATAAATCATGTACGATGTTTGGTAAAATGTGTTCAAACCCTATCTCACCAAGTACATCTTTAACATCTTCAAGAAGTTCTTCATTTCCGCTCTTTGTAATTGCAGGCTGATCATATGCTTTAGCAACTACTGCTGAAATTCTTGTAAGTGCTGAAGAAATTTCGCTATCAAAATCAGTCATAGTGCGATATGTGTCGTATTTATTGCGCACATCATGACTTCTATTTGTAAACTTTTCACGGCTCGGAATAGTTAAGAAATCATCAAATTCTTGTACAAGGTCACGCACTCCGGCAGTGACCATAACTGGTTCTTTAGATTCATTATCATCATTTGTCATATTAATACCTCAATGAAACTGGCGGTATGGATATTCTATTCTCATGCATCTGGTATCCCCATAATGCCAATGCGCTGCCCCAGAACTCATCACCATGATGATTTTTATTGCGCTTTGCATCAAGCGAATCATATGGTACTGAATGCAAATCTTTAATATATTCTGGATAATTAAGAAATAGCAATCGACCTTCATCAGCCTCTTTCTTCATATGAGTAGCCATTGCTCTTTTAATTGGTATGGAAATTTTTCCATCCTTTCTAACATTTTTATCTGCTTTTCTATATAAATATTGATTATCTGGTTCAATGATGTGCCTTGTAGAGAAATTTATTCCAATCACTTCAGTTTGCAGCTGCTCTTTAGCATAATGGTAAAATCCTGTACCCGGGCCTGTCATATCTATAGTCACATATTTGAAATTAAATGCTCTATGCAAACTTTTTAATAGTTGAACTTGCTGAGGCGTATCATGCTTTTGTACAGCAACTCTTTTGCGATGTATCCAACCTTGTGGCACTTTTTCAAAAATTTCAAATGCAGACATATCTTTTTCAGTAGCAAAGTCAATACCACATACATATATGCCGAATCCTTCTCTGGCATCCTGCTCTATCATATATGGCTCTCTAGATGCTCTGTAAAGAAGTGCAGTAGGCATGAATGATGTAGCGCCGTCTTCTGGATTACATTGGGTTTCTTGCATAAACGCTATCGGGTCACTCTTTCTATCCCGTTCAAGCATATCTATATTCATCCATGGGGCGATAGGTTTAATCCAACCTTGCTCAATTTGATACGGTATAGGCTTCTTTATATCAAACTTTTCTGGATCAAACATAGGTACTGAAAATTCCTTATAACCAAAATCTTCAGCATTTTCAAGAAGTCTCCAAAACTCGTTTTCTGTACCATTAACAGTTGAAAGAATATTTAATTGGCCGCCTTCAGAAACACATCTATCACCAGCAATCTTTATTTTGCGTGGATATTCATGGAAAGCAAATTCATCATATACAACAAATACAGAACGGTAACTACGTAAAGAGTCAGGTTTTTGCCCCGGAACTACAAAAATTGTACTTCCATTATCTAATACACATCGAGTAGTCACATCTTGCCGCCTATTAAAAAAGCCGTCTATTTGTGTATTATCAGCCAATTCAATTGACCAATCTATTGGTACAGATGCCTGTTCGCCTGTTATAGATGCTACTGGTATTGTTTGTTTTCTGAATCTGTGTGAAACCATCAAAGCATCCATCATTGTAGTAGCAGTTGCCCCGACACCCCTTGCTTTACGCCAAATACGGTGAGGATAGTCTTTCATGGCAAGCATACAATGAGCGTGATAATTTATTTGATATTTTTCAGGCCTATAAGGAAATAATTCACCTTTAGCATTTTTCATGTTAAAAGTATTACAGAGCAAGTTGACATAATTTCTTTGGCGTTTGTCATAATCTTGCTCCTCCATATATTCATTTATCTGATCTAAATTCATATATAGGAATATGTGCTTTAAATATTTAAGATTTTCTTAAAAAATTAACTTTTTTGCTGCATTCATACCTTCTGAGACAGAAATTTCTCCATCTTCCATAGATTTTATTAATTCCTCAAATGCGGCTTCTTTTTTCTTTTTTGGTATAGATTTCCAATACCCATACAAAATTCCTGCGCCTGTGATAACTCCGCCTATAAATGTACCTATCAAATCTTCCATAGTTTTCACCTCATATTAAAAAGTATTAAAAATATGAAAAACCTGTCGATTACTCAACAGGTTCTCTGAACTGTATATCGATACCGTCTATTACATCACCAGTACCCATATTGACACTAATCTTATTGCTGCCTTGTGTCAGGGATACAGTGACAGTACCTTCAGTTACACTACCTGTACCTGCATATTCGACACCATTGATTGTCAATTTGATGTATTCATCAGCATCGAAGGGATGGGAATTCCGAAGTGAAAATGAACCTGCACTATCACATTGTAATTGTCCATCATCAGTGAATGAGAATTCACCGGAACTTATCGACATGCTGCTGTATGGTACATTTGCAGTCCAACCGCTACTTGTGGGATACTTGGAAGCATCGAAGGTGTAGAGCGGTAAGTTAGCAAGTGAGTTGAATCTGGATTTTATTTGTGAATCAGTTGGTACTACATTCATTATTTTAGCATATTGAATTATATATTGACCATCGCTCAACCTATCAGAACGATTAAAAATGTTTATAGGTTCTGTATTAAGATCAATATCTCCAATAGATGATAGTGAATTTAAATATTCCCCATCACACCAAATTTCTCCACCAACACCTGATTCATAATAACATTGTATTAAATATTTTCTATTTTCAGATAACACATTGGTTTGTTCATATGAAGTGTTTGTACTATTGCCAATCGAAAATGTTAATTTATTATTATCAGAATTTTTACGCAAATTAAACCCATTTTTTAGATTATTTGGTTCATTTGTCTTTTGTATTACAGGTGTGTAACTACCAACCTTTGTCCAATCAGGTATAGTTATAATGAGTTCTAAATATAATTCTTTACTGAAATCAATATCATTATTATGATTGAATTGTATTATATTATGATTACCATAACCTGACATCATCCCATCGGTGAAATATCCACCCGCTCTGACAGCCCCCTGTATATCACCATGATTACTATTTCCTGACAAATCCATGAGTGTACCATCGCTGTTCTTGGTACTCATATCGAAAGCAGCGACAGTATTTGCATCGACTTCCGGTTGTAATCGGTGGGTAAACGAACGTTCTGCTGGAACAACCCCATATGCATGTTTGGTGCTTTCGTAGAGTGCAAGGACTTCATCATCGGTGAGTGCGGTTGAATATACACCAATTTCGCCAATGTTACCATCCCAAGTAGTACCTGGGAAATTATATTCCCTAGCACCAATCACGAATCTATCACCATCATCATCATCATAATTTATGTTTCCAGTAAGTGTATCAGATGCAACTAATTCACCATTTTGATATAATTTTATATATGAGCCATCATAAGTACCGACAAAATGAATCCATTGACCGTTTAAAAATCCAGATGCTATTGGAGCATCTACATATATATCATCAGTCCATACTGAAAAGTGATAACCGTTTTTTTTGGCTCTATACCGAAGTGTATATGCACCCGAGTATATATCATCTGAAAATTGAGACAATATCGTTTTATCCCCATCTTCATTTATGTTTGGATATACCCATGCAGAAACAGTGATATTATTTGATTCTGTTAATTGGTTTTGACAATCAATATAAGAACTACTACCATTAAAATACGGTTTCAGTCCTCTTGCAGTAGGTTTCCATTCTATATCAGTAGGAGTACCATGATTGCCATTTCCAGATGTATCAAGGAAGTCATTATCGAAGAGCCATTCGCCAACAAGATATTCTCGTAATTCTTCAAGTGTCCGTGTCATTATCGTGACCTCCCGATTACTCTACTATTCTGCCAATCCAAATATTTCTGCTGTGTAGGAGTAGGCACATCATTCAAAAACTGGAAAGTCACATTATTATTTCTATCAGCAATTTCGTGAGCAGTAAGTATCCTACTGTAAATATCCACACACTTAATAACATTTACAGAACAATCAATAGTAATTTCACCATCTGTATATGTCACAATACTTTGTGAATCCGGGTATTCTTCAGCCAGATAAGTATCATCATATTCAATATACATGAAAACAGGTTCTTCAAAGAATGGTGCAGTCACACTTCCAGTCTCAAACCCATCATCACTTAATCCAACATCATTGAACGTCATCGGAAACTGCTGCCGATAGCCGTAGTCTGAATCTAATCTAAAACAACAACTTTCACTTGGAAGCGTAAGACGAGGCATGGAATATCATACCTCATCTGCTGTCATTGCATTCTTCCATTCAGTTACAGTTCCATAAACTTCAATTTTCATTGCTTCAATATCGGAATACGTGAAGTTGTTACCGGTAAGTTCTGCTTCAATTTCAGTAACAGATTTACCTTCTCTTGCAAGTTTATCGGCATCTGAACTCATACGCTTGGCTTCTTTCACGATTGATTTGAATGTACCTTCAACATCATCACCTGAAATATCAGGTTCAATCTGCGTATTTACAAATTCTACGCATGAATGTAAATCTACAATATCGCCCTGATTAATTCCGGCTGCAACAATTGCTGGTAGATCTACGTTACTCAAATCGTTCTGTTCTTCGACTGGTTTTGGTTTAATTATGTCTAATGTCATTAGATAGCCCCACCCTGAATCCATGCTGATGCTGTTCCATCAGTATAACTGGTTATATTTGCACGTATGTATTTAGGTGCATCAACTACTCTATATAGATATATACCATTTGAATTTATGTTGATACTACCTGCTTCTACACCCTGTTTATCTTCAATACCAACTTCTCCCCAATCGTCACCATTTGGACTACCTTCGATTGATATATCAAACCCAGTGGTCACATTGGTAGCATCTACTATGAATATGATACGTGATTTATCTAATACATTCACAGCAGTGCTTGCACCTGCTGCTGTTACAGCATTCAAAACTTTCTCATCAAGTCCTTGCTGGTCTACTGGCGCTTGTTCCACTATTTTAAGTGCATCCAGTGTAGTGCTATACCCACCAATTGCCTGCGTAGTTCCTGATGTATCATTTATTACTATTCGTATATCATCATCATCATTGGTTATGTTGTTATCTGCCGTGTATGTGAGTACGCCGTTTGCAAATGTTACACCATCACGTTTAAGGTGTACATCATAAATAACATCGTTTGTATCCAAATCAACAACAGTGATAAACTGTTCTAAATCAAGGTCATCATATGGAGACGACAAAGTTATTGTGCCTGCCGTGGCATCGAGTGTATAATTTTCTTTAGGTATAACATGCATGTTATTATCACCACTTATATAATGGTTCTTAAATTATTTAAGTTTTGCTATACCAATAACCTTTTATCCTTTTGGGTTTTATTTATTTATGATGCTGTCAAAAATTTTAGAATTTTTTAAGCGCCGTAAAGGTTTGAAGAAGTACGAACACCGTATGTCAATAAGGAGAGTGAAAGTCTGAAGAAAGTTTTAGTAGTTTCTGATATGCATGTTGGCTGCATGGCATCTGTCATGCCGAGTTGGGCTAATATGTATGGTTGCGCTGTTGGACAAAATAAAGTGCAGAAAATGTTCTGGGAACAATGGCGTAATATGTGTAACGAGCATTATGATGTGGTTTTTGTTCTTGGCGATTCAGTTAATGGTAAGAATAAAAAATCTGATGGAGTTGGCAATTGGACTAATGATATTGATTTGCAAATAGAGCATGCTGCGGGTATGTTGCGCATGATTGATGCTGATGTGTTTGTTGGTGTTCAAGGTTCTGATTATCATGTTGGGTCAAATGGTAGTGCCGATAGAAATGTTATGGATTTAATCGGCGGTACATTTGACATTGATAAACATGTTGAGGTCGATGGTGTAGATTTCCATTTGAAGCATGCTGTGGGCACTAGTTCAACGCTGAAAGGCCGTGGAACGAGTCTGAATGGCGATCTTGAGGCCATGAAGATGTATCCTGAAACATATGGTAATGTAGATGTTGCTCTGAGGGGTCACGCACATTATTTGCATTTCATTGGCTGGGAAGATATGCTTGGTGTTATTGCGCCTGCATGGAAATGGAAAGATGGATTTATGAGGAAAGGCAAAGTCACCTATGGAAATGACTGCGGCTACCTTGTTTTTGAATGTGATGATGGTGAATATACATGGAGCGCACATAGTTTTAAAGTGCCATATGAGATTGCTGTGGACAAATTAAAAATTTAAACCAGCAGATTTATATAGGTTTGCCTCCTATTCAGAGTAGGAGGTAAATACTATGAATGTAGGTAAAATGTTGAAAGAATCTGAACAACGAGGTAAAGAAAAACGCCTAAAGAATAGGCTGATTAAGAAGTCTGGGATAAGTAAATGAGGAGGGTGGAAGCATTGGAAGATTTACTGGATAAATTTAATCGAGAGGATAATATGATAGAGAGAATAGTTTGTGGTATAATAGAACTGGATGATGACCTTGTTGAAAAGTATGGATTTAAAAATGTGAAACTTGAAAAAGATGGTGACAGTTTTTGTGTGAAGTTGCCAGATTTCAAAAATCTGCAAGAGTCTGTGGCTGGATTTGGAGATACTATAGATGAAGCAATGGAAGATTTGTATAAAAACTTCACTGCTGAAAATAAAAAAGATCGGATTGAAGAACTTGAGAATAAGGTACATGGCATTGAATGCACTATGCGGGAAACTATTGAGAAGGAAAAGCAGAGTGATAACAAGTTGATGCACGATTTGCACAAAGAGCGGGATATTAATAATCGTCTTAGGAGAGAATTGGTCTTTTGTGACTATAAGAAAGAATCATATGAGAATGAAATTAGCCGCCTAAAGGATGCGAATCGTGAATTTAGGATACAACTCGATGAGTGTGAAGATAATAGAATGGTCATATTGGTTATGATTGTATTCTTCTTATGTGGTGCTGGTTTGGGTTATCTTATGGCGGTAATGTGAGGTGTTGACAGAATGAAAATAGAATATTATAAGTGTGGCTATGATGAAGAGAATGGGCGGTTTTGCTGCCCATATGTGCTGATAAGGGATGCCCGGCTGGTTGAACAAGATGGGGCATTTGAAGAATCTTTTGAAAGTTGGTATAGATCGCTGATATTGTGTACTTCGAATGGCGTGTATGATATTTCTGTGCGGGCTGGGTATATGGATGAGCCGCATGTGGTTCTGAAAGATTTGCAGGATGCCATTGAGAAGGTGATTGAGTGGACGAATGCTAAGAATTTGGACGATATGAGAGATCAACATAGGCATATTGACATGTCTATGAGCGAATTGCTGCCCACATTTGGCGTTGAATTTGAAGAAAAGGAGTGTTGAATATGAGGAATAAATATATGGTTCTGGACAGAGATGAAATTAGAGAATCGCTCACTGATACTGAAATAGATATATTGAATGCGCTCAATGATAAGATTATGGAAGGTAGGGAGAGAAAAAAGTTTCTCATGATTGAGTCCGATAAATGTTTCGATGCTCTTAAACTTAAGAGTAGCATTCCTATATGGAGATGTAGTACAGGTATTATGACAATAGAAGACCTCGCTGATATTTTAGAGGAGGCGGGATTATGATAAGGAAAATTAATTTTCCTATTACAGAAATTCCTTATTGGTATGTAAATTTTAATGAAGATGTGCCATATGAATTTACGATTGGCGACTATAGGGTTGTTGATGAAATTGATACATTGGGTTGCTTGATGCTGAAAAACCCGAATGGTGAAGTGTATAATGATCATGTGCGGGAGGGAGATGTCATATTTAGTATGTATGGTGTGCTGCATTGTCTGCCGAAAGATATTTGGGAACGCTGCTTTATGAGGTGATTATATGAATCGAAGGAAACTTAGGGAGTTGCGTGGCGAGTATGAGGAATTGGCCGATCAGATTCGCTATTATAAGCATCGGACTGAGGAAATTGTGGATGAGATTGAGGATTTGGTGGTTGAGAAGGATAATATTGAGGATGCGTGGGAAGATGCTGAGGAGAGGCGTGATGCGGTTTAGGAATATTTGCCTGTGTGTAGGGTTAGGCCTTGGGAAAGGGAGAGGCCTGAGAGTGAGAAAAGGATTTCTGATTGGGTGAAGTGATGGGGTAGTTTTAAAATTAAAAACCTTTTACTTTTTAATTTTTGATATAATTATAATTTTGGGGTATTAAAAATTAAAACCAATTACTTTGAAAAATTTTATTTCATATTATATTTGGGGTATCCCGCAGAAAAAATATCCCCCCACCCCCTAAACTTTTTTAGCCTGTGGGGGTCAGTACCTATACTAGTAATTTATATAAAATATAAAAAATATAAAGGAATTAAACAGTTAAAAAACTCTTAATACTTTACATAAAATTTATTCTTCATGTTATAGATTTCATTGATAGTAAACTTTTTTCTTAAATCTATAAATTTATATGGACTGCAAAAATTAGGGCCACCTAATTTATAATAATCATCAGCATCTTTAATAGTTAACCCATATTCTTTAAACAGTTCTATTATTTGATCATCGGCCGGGCCTTTTAATATTGGGCCACTTATATTAATCCTCATTTATAAAACTCCAGTTTTAATTTAATATCCCACATATAATAAATACCCCCCATATACACAAACCCGTTATTGTATATGGGCCCCCTTATAAAAGAGGAATGTTTATTTACATTCCTCGCAATGTACCATAATGTGTTGTAAATAAAGCATATCCCTAATCCACGGGCGCATATTACATACTATTTCATGAGCTACCTCATAGCCTACATCGGGCGCAAAATGGGCGCTCAATGCTTTAATAGCCACATTCCTACTTATCATATTGTTATATCTTTTCTGCATATTTTCTTATTCTCCTTACTGTTTAAGGGGCTTATCTCGCCCCATATACTAGAAGGTGTTTATCCTATATAAAGGTTTTTATTTATAAGAATTTTCTTAATGGGCCTAAACATATAGCCTTAATTATAATATATATCCGGGCACATATGTTTATATGTGGGTGCTCATCATCATCCTCTAATAATTGGAATGTGGCCTCATCACGAGTGATAGTATAAAACCCCGGGCCATTAGTCCCGGGCACATACTGAAGAGTTAAACGGGCCATTATTGGCCCTCCGTAGGTACTGCATCCATTATAAGCCCGGCCTCTATATTACTATAATATATATCATCATAGTCCGGGCGGGGGAATGATGTTATAATCTCGCCGGACTTATACAAATGTATATAGGTTGCAGTGATCTTTATTTTATCTCCATTGATGCTATGAATAGGGTATTCATTCACCCATATAGAAATAAATTTCTCATCCCGATCATCGTTTATATATAGTTCTTTTTTATCAATCATGTTTTATCAATCCTACCCATTAGGGGCAACACTCTATATGCGCCCAAAATATATAAGGTTTTTGTTTTTGATAGATTAATCCATACAAGCCCATATAAGGCTTTAAAATATTCTACCTATGTCATAGTACCTATTTGGCATAAAGTCTTTAATATACCCCATTCAATGCCCTAATAAGCATATGTCTATATTGTATTGGTGATGCAAAAAAGAGTAAAAAATAAAGGGGCGTATTTTATGAGGCCCCGCCCCTTTTAAATTTAGGACCTCTCTTCTTTTTACCAGTGACTAAAGTTTTTAGTGCCTGCTTTAAAAATCTTTTAGTATTATTTTTTGTGATACTCTTCACCTTTCATATTAAGATACTCATCCCGGGGCGCACATCTATAATAACAGGGCAGATCATCGAATAGGGCCCATCCGTCCCCGCCGTTCTTCGGATTGATCTTACAATCATCGCACGGATTAAACATATTTATTCCTCCTTATACATACTTTATCATACATATTTTATTATGTCTTCTTTTTTGAATTCGTCACTGACCGGGGCGCATACATTAAACGCCGGAATAATTAAAAGGGGGCCGCTCATGCCCCTTTTAATATAGTATTTGATGCCTTTATAGTTATGCATTTATTCAGCCTCCTCTATGAATGTATAATCATCATCTACATTTATCAAATTTTCAGATTCATCCTTAACGGCCTCTATAATTCCTTCGAGGGCCTCTATAACTTCATCCCGTGATAAGTCATTTAAGGATATTTCCACGTTATACGGGCGGCATTCATTGCAATATAGGCCTGTCTCGGGGCTTATAATCTCGCTGCAATTCTCGCAGCGCTCTGGGATGAGGGCGGTCCAATCTATAAGGCCGACTTCATCAAAAAAGTTTATTATTTCTTTAATAATTGGTTCATCGCTGCATTCACGGCTAGCCCCGTCAAACCAGTCCATAAACCAATATTCAGCCCGGCCGCCTTCGAAAATTCTTATTTCCTCCGAAGGGCCGCCCCATGACAACTGGTACCTATAATAAGGTTCGGGCTGATCATCGAACGTGCCCGCCTCGACTAGGCTAAAATCGAGGCCATATTCGTTAAATTCCTCGCTGCCTATCTCCATATTATTGAAGGCTTCAATTGTTTTATTGTACTCTTCATCTATCCTATTTTCACATTTATTCATGTTTATTCATTCCTTCTATTTTATTGAGGCTTATTAGGGCCGCCCCGGGCCACAATTAGTAATAGGTGCTTATCCTATAAATAGGTTTCTATTTTTATGTCCTCATCCAGTATTTGATCATAACCAAACAGCCTAAGAATAGGCCCAATACCATTAAAAGGATTAGGCCTATTAGGCCTATCATTGCAGCATCCATTTAAACCGCCCCCGCCATAATAGCTTTATCTAGATAGTAACGGGCCCCAAAATGTTTGAAATAGGCCCGTCCGTCTCTAGGGCTGGTGTATATTGTATTTGTGCATTTACGGGCTGACATAGGCCGCCCGTTAATATCGAAGCTTTTAAATGTAATCTTCTCATCTATTCCATGATCAATGGAATAGATTTCTATTATTATAGGCCATTCTTGAATCGTTGCTATTTTTTCGTTAATATCAAATTCCATTTGCCTTAACCTCCAAAAAAAAAAGAATTAGATTGCGTCCATATTTTCATTAATTGGGTGCAGTTCCCTACAATTAGGGCATATTTGATGCCCCCTTATATACTCCCCATCTCCAAATAATTGGAAGATTGGGAATTCTGGTTCTACCGGATTGTACCCACAAGCCGGACAGTATCCGTTTGTGTAACCGTTCTCTTCGGAAAATACTGTGCTCATTTCTTACAACTCCTGTTTATTATTGAGGCTTATTAGGGCCGCCCCTGGCCACAATCTACTATAGGTGCTAATGGTATATATAGGTTTCTATTTATACCATACAATTCTTCAATTGCATCCATTCATACATCCCGCCCCTAAGGGCAACATTCTATAGGGGCTAATGGTATATATAGGTTTCTATTTGTAATAAATAAAAACCTTTATATAGGTTTAAAGCATGTAGTAAATTAGACACAGGGTATCCGGGGCGCCCTATAGGCCGGACAGGTGAGAGAGCCGGCACACGCTATAACAGTTCATGCCGTTAACAATCGGGGCTTTTTTATGATGTTAACGCCGTTAATAATTTATAAAGTTAACAGTATGAACAACCTAAATTAAATTTGGCCGTTACGCCGTTAACTCTATAAATTGTTAACAGTGTTACAGTTAAAAGAATCGGCCAATGTTAACGGGGCTAACAATCTAAAAAACCTTCTATTGTACATATGTGTACACCAATGTACAGATATGTACATCAATGTACAGATGTGTACATTCAAAAATTTTTTCGAATGTTAACGCCGTTACAGTCTAAAAGGGCCCAACCTTTGTCACGATTTTTAATCACGATTTTTAATCACGATTTTTAAACTTTATCACGATTTTTAAAATGTTTGTCACGATTTTTAAAAATTTATTTGATAGTAATTGTTTTGCCCAAAATTGTCACGATTTTTAAATTAAGTTTTTATTTTTATGTCCGAATTTAATTGTGATCGTATGAATTGTTATAAAATTGAGTGAATTTTGTGGCATTAGGCCGAGGAAATGTGCCTACCGATAGCGAAAATCAGTGGGCATCAATAATATTTGTGATATTGCTTTCGATAGCGGGCGATAGAATGGCCTATTTTGGGGCTGTGAGAGCGTCTGTGTGGCGTTTAAATTCTCTACGAGGGTCATAGGTCGTGTAGAGGGTCAAAATGCTTGTCATGGCTATCTCTGTTCGTTCTCAGGCTTATCTGGATATAATCTGAAGGCCAAAAAACGGCAAATTTATCCACATTATACCCCATCTCAAATTTGACCCCCATTCAAAATACCCCTTTCCACAAAAATACCCCCATTGGCATTTTACCCCCACTGGTCAAAATCGCTATCAGCCAATGCGTAACAAATCGGTTACATATGCAATTTGTCATCCTACAAAAAATTTTCGGTCAGCCCAAAAATAAAATCGCAATCAGCCGACCAGTATAAAAAAGATACCCCCATCCGAAGACCCCTTAAAAATAGAAAATATAATTATAGACCAATTACCCCCATGGGTCACCTCGCCAACAGCGCAATCAACAGGCCGCCCAAAGTTATTCCAATGGCATACGCAGGCCCCATCAAACTATAATTAATGGCATCAGCCCACACAAGGAAGCCATAGGGCACACCCACAAGGATGCAGGCGTACCCAAATATGCGCACATCTTCCTTATTCATTTGCACGACTCCTTAAATTTTTCATATAGAGCGACTTTTCTAAGCATAGATTGCGCCTCCATTCTCCACGCAACTTTAACAAAATGATCGATATTATTCCATGAACTACCTTCATTGGCATCCATATACAAGAATTTGGCCAACTTTTCTATTTCATTATTCTTACGCTGATACATCAACAGGCATATGCCCGCCATTTCAGCAGGGTCAGCCTCTTCCTTGAGCATCTTCTGCAAAGTATATTTCAAATAACGATCACTAACACCATCAAGGGAAATATCTCTATCGGCCAAATACTCTTCCATCTCTTCCGCAAATTTTTCAGTCATTTCTTCCATATCATCACCTCTGCATATAATTTACAATCACATCAGTCACATCTACACCCAATAGCAAGCCTAAGAACCATAGCACACCATAAATTAATAGAGCATATATGGCCGCTTGTATCATAATCACCACAAATGCTACTATGATTACAGCGAACCCTTCAATTATTTCTTCCATATCATCACCTCGACATTTCCCATTCAGCATCTATTGCGCCAGTAATCACATTATAGACTTTACTATAGCGATCTCTTTTCTGTTGTGCCTCAAAATTATAGACATCCTGATACAATTCATCCAATTTTTCAATAGACTCTTCCAAGGAATCTCTGAGGATGCTCAGTTCTTCCATACTTAGGCCATTCAAATCAAATGTTACATTTCTTTCTATATTCACATTAATCACCGATTCTAAATACACACCCATTCTATAAATAGGTTTGGTTTCAACATTAATGGGAAAATAAATGAAAAACCTTAAACGTTTAAACCTATAACGATTAAAGGTTTTTATTTCCTAATCGTTCTCCTGATAATGTTTTTTGTTATTAGTTTTTAATTATTAGGACATGTACTACTTTATTTC